ATAATAGTATTTTTAGCATCTTGAACTACCTGCGAACTTTGATCTATTGGTGTAACAGATAAATTTACAGAACTAATTGTGGCTGTTGCTGTGTCTACTAAGGCTACGTTTGATTGTGCTACTACTACTGTGGCTGTCACTGTATCTACCGCTGCCTGAGCCTCTATCTTTTCAGCAACTGCTACGGCTATGGTGGCGGTGGCAGTATCCGTGGCTGCAATAGCCTGCTGAACCTCTGTGGCGGCTGTTGCAAGGGCTGTATCAACTGCCTGTTGAGCAGGGCTTACAACAACTTGTTCTTGTCCGCTACTGTCTGTTGCCCATGCGTAACTTGGGCCAATAAAAAATAGCCAACCTGTTACAAAAAGGCTAGCTAAAAATAGTTTTAACTTTCTATGCAATTGGATCTCCAAGTAACAAAATTTTTGTTACATAGAGATTATATCATGTTTGCTTATTTAAATAATCTTAGTTACTTAGGATTATCTGTTTTGTAAAAACCATTTCCCTTAAACTGTATGCCAACTGTTCCATAGGATCTTGCCATCCCATACCCACATGAAGGGCAAGGGGGGACGACTTCTTTTTCGTCAAACTTACGAGTAACTTCTAATGATTTGTCGCAGGTTACACATGAGTATTCGTATATTGGCATTTACTTCTTCTTTGCTCTTTGTTTTGCTAAAGCATCAAAATCTTTTACTTTAGTATCCCCCATGTATCCCCAAGCATATCCTTCGTTAATCATTTTTTGATTTATTGAAACTTCTGATCCATCTAAAAATACCCACCCAAGAATGCGTCCATATTTTTCTGATGAATCCATTTTTTCTGTTTTAATTACAACAGTTTTAGAAGCATCAATTGCTTTCTTTAAATACTCTTTAGATTCTAATCCTAGAGATTTTTCTATCTTGTCTGTAGTACGACTTTCAGGAGTGTCAATTCCTGCCAACCTTACTCTTGAAGTAAATGAAATATCAAACCCAAGGTCGATGTCTACATCAATCGTATCTCCATCAACAACTTTACTTACTTTTTTAACATAATACTCAAACATAATTCTCCTTAAAAATAAGAGCAGTTTGAGGACTTACTCAGGTCCATCCTTCGAGTAGCGACCCGAATAGTCTGCGACTCCCCAGTGACGGGGTGCAGATCTTTATTATACTATTTTTTTGTTTTCTTAGTAGAAAGAGCCGCAATAACTTTTTGTGGCTCTAAAGCATCTACAATATCAAATGTTTTAGGCTTTGCCTCTTCTGGGACATTTCGTACAATAAGCACTTTTAATACCCCATCAGACATTGATACTCCAGATACCTCCATATACTCTGATAACGAAAAGGTTCTTACAAAAGATCTTCCGCCAATTCCTTTATGAATATAATCTTTTGAGTCTCCTTCAGATGTAGATCCTTTTATTGTCAAAACGTTTTTTTCTTGTTCTACTTGAACATCATCTTTCTTGAAACCAGCCAATGCAAGTTCAATTATATAATCATCATCATTTAATTTTACTAAATTATATGGTGGATAATTAGTTGAATTATGCATTACCTTTTCGAGATCCTTGAAGTGGCGATCCCAACCAATAAAAAATGGATCCTTAAAAAGATCCAATGTGAAACTACTTACCATTTTATTCCTCCTTTAAGCGAATAAGTTAATATGCGGGCCCCGTTAGGCGACCCGCATATATTATATCAAACCCTTTATTAGGTTTGCAAATTGACTAAAATTATTTAGTTTTTTTCTTTACTTTCTTTTTAATTGGGGCCTTCTTTTTTGGGGCATTTTTCTTCGGGGCCTTTTTGGTTTTAGCCTTCAACGGCTTCTCTTGAATAACAACCGTAACGGTTGGAAATAGAATTTCTTTTATTTTTTTAAACATTTTTCTCCTTAGTATATTTTCTTTTTCTTATCTTGCATTTTTTGTTCATCTTCTGTAGCTGCATATAAAGCTCTCATTTGAGCCATTGCTGCAGTTTTACCTGGATGACAACCTTTTAATTCGCCTTCATCGTTTACAACTGCATATCCTGTGCAGCCTGCTACGTTTTGCTTAACACTATATGGCATTTTATCTCCTAATCGTTTGGTATTTCTTTATCAAACAGCTCTATTAACCCATACTCTTTTGCAAGAGCTTTTCCTTCTGGGCTTAATATAAATGTGGCTTCTAAATTTTCATCATACTCTACAGACAATAAGTCTTTATTGTATAAATCAATTAGAGATTTATCTATATGCTGTTCGTGAGACTCCCATAATTCTGGAGCCAACTCTTTTGCACTTTCATTAATAGAATAAATAATTTCTCCGCTTTCATCTACGCCTTCTAATTCTACAACACCAATGCTTAAATAATATTCAAGTCTTTCATCATCTGAATTACCCATGATATCATCATTTTCCATATCTACATTATACCTCTTTTTACTGTAATGTTCCATCATCATTTTTGTCAATAGTGGTCTCTACTATCTGTTGAACATATTCAGAAAAATGCTTTCTAGTATTGCCTTTTGGCCTGACCCCCAAAGCTTTCCATATTCTTTTGTACTCCATTACATTGGCAAATGTGGTAGGGCATAGAAGCATGCTATTATATTCTTTCAATACAGTTGGAAGTGGAACATGCTTTCCACAGCATTTACACTCTTTAGCTTTTTCTTGGTAAGTACTCATATTATCATCATCCTATCCATTGCTTCCCTTAACCTATCTGGCATATGTGGTGCCTTAATCATATTTGTAACTGTAGTATCGCTATCATCTCTAGCAAAGTCGTTGTCGTAACTCATGGACTGATAAGTATGTATTTTAATCTCCTGCTCCGAGCTAAATTTACTTCTTTTTATTGCATTGTATATTGAGCCACAGACAGCGTCTGCTAAATCTTTTGAGCCTTTTCTTGGGTGATCAACTTTATCTCTCATAATTTTTAATTGCAATAATTCATCTATAAGTAATTGAATGTATGGGCCAATTAATCTTTCTTCCGCTACTATCATTGCCATATCGTCATAATGTTTTTTAGCGACAGATAGAATTTCTGTATTGATGCCATATTGTTTTAGTTGTTGCATCATGTCATGAGAATTCCATCTGTCAAAAGTACACACTTTAATTTTAAATCCTCGTGTTTTTAATGAAAGAATATAATCTTTTACTTCAGTAAAATCTACAGATTTATCTTTAGTTGGGGTCCAATATCTAACAGCATCTATCTCTACTATTGGGGCTGGTTGCGAGTAGTCACTTGTTATTTTTATGTTTACCCATTTTTGAACGTGTGACATAGATACAGCACAATGGTCATGTTTTTGCGCTAAGTCTACGTGAATAAAATATTCTTTATCTGGATCTGGTATAAACCACTCTTCTAATCTGCCAAAGCTATCTACGGCTAGCTGACCAATATTAAATGCTTTTTCAATTTTTTCTTTTGATTTAAAAAATGCATCAATAGCATCTGGTGGCATGCAGGCAAATCTAGACAATGCGTCCTGAGGATTTGTGTAGAATGCTGTTTTAAAATCATCTATTTTTCTTACTGGATTAACATCCCATGTTGGTCTTTTTAAAGCATACACTTTAGGTATTTTATATGAAATAATATGATCCTCTTCCCAATCTATATCAAATTCATTTCCTTCTGTATTGTCTGGCAAGTCATCGTCCATCTTAAATCTATGAGACTTAATAACCACTTCTTTGTCGGCTACAACTGCGTCATATCTCTGTTGTATATAGTCGTTTTTATATCTTGGAAATGAGAGCAAAATTACTTTACCGAAGTCTGGGAAACGGGAATCAACTGATGCCCTATACATATCATATATCGCACCGCCAGTTTTAGCCTGATCGTGACCAGTAGTATTTTCAATACTAAATCCTGAAATTTCATCTAGGATTATTATGATTACGTTGTAACCCTCCCACGCTTCTCTTTCTGAGTGACCTGAATGAACTGTAATATTTTTATTAAATTTAATTTCTGATGCTTTATCGGTATACTTACCAATAAACCAAGGTGACTTATCTATTCTGGTTTTAAATCCTTTAAAGAAAACATTGCTTGCCTGTTGTGCGTTAATAGCAATATTAATTATATCTATTGAATCTCCAGGCGGCTTGCCGTAATAAGCTGCTGGATCTTTAAGGCATAGTAACAAATATACAGTGTAGGCAACTGCAATTGTAGAACAATAGTCTTTCCCAGAGCCTTTTCCTAATTGAGCTACAATCTCATTTGCAGTTTGTTTAAACCGTATTTTTCCTTCTGATTCTCCAAATAACTTTATTAGCGTAGATTCTTTATAAATTTGTGAGCTTTTTTCAATTAAGGTATATTGATATTCCGATAATTCTGGTAAACCTAAATAGTCTGGATGTCTTACAAAAGTTCTTAGATCGACTGGCTTTTCGTCAAACTCTTCGCCGTCAAGTATGTCAATAAGGTCATTAAAATTAAGATCCACTTACTTCCTCAATGATTTCTATTGGCTCAACTATCCCAGTAATTTGAGACAATCTTTTAGCAACATCCATTTTACATTTAGGGCAACTTGCTGTTACCTCTTTTAATATTTTAATAAGTATTTCTTGTTTATGCTCTGTTTCAGCAATCTGTGTAGCAATCTCTGCATTATCTAAAAGGCCAACCTCTTGAAGCATTCCTATTCTTTTACCCTCGATGTCTGCAATAAGCTTTAAAGCAGTTGCCTTAACATTTAGTTGTCCTGCTTGATCGGCATCCTCTACGGTCTTCCAGGCCTCTTTAATGAGCATTGCATAGTGTTGATCTGCACCAGAGATAGCTTCTTTTGCCCTCTCCCTCGTGCTAGTATCATTGTGAACAACAGTCTTCCACTCATCAATTAATTCAATTACTTCTTTTCTTTGTAATCCAGTAATTGCGGCAATGCTGGTGGGATTATTGCCCTTAAGCAATTCACCAACAACCTTGTTCATTCGATCAAAATGATCTGATAATTCAATTTCCATATATTAGAGTATAATTCTAGTTGACTAAAAAGTCAATTAGATTTGGCTATTTTATACAGTATTAAGTATCCAATTAGGTCATCAATATCGTTATCTCCAGCAAATCCTTGATTATTTTTTACTCTATTTAATTTATCATCAATTCTAACCTTTAATTGTTCCGTTGCATCGGCAACCGAAAATATCCTTATTGGATTTAAGGCTGAGTCTCCATACGATATATTCTTTTCAATTAGCATTTGAGCTATATCAATACAAGATGCTAGTATCTTTCCGCCAGACGGCGCTGATAACGAATGCATATACAATTCATCATAGGTAAAGTGTTTACTATCTGCATATACTGGTTTTGGCACTATCTATTACCTTTCACTAATGGGTCTTGAATCCATTGCACATAATTTCCGTCATTCCAATTTTGACTTCCATATATATGCTTTACTGATTCAAAATGAAAGATTCTCCATCTTTCCCCGCCGTATAAATAAAATCTATATTCTTTAGCTTTTTTTGAATTATTAATTTTTTGATAATCATCAATTAAATTAATACCATATTCCATATTTAAAGCCTTAAGTATACCATGAGACCACGCAACTGGTCCAGTGTGTTTATGAACAAAGTGTTGTTTATTATAGTCTGGATTAGTTAATTTTTGTTTAATGTAGTCTAGTACAGATTTTAAAACTGGGTGACCTGCGGAGGCTGCGAAGGTCCATTGACAAAAATCCCTGTTATTTTCTGGACAAACTATCATGCTATATTTATTTATCATCCATTTTGAAATTGGCTCATTACATCTTGTATCTAAATCAGCGTATATGCCGCCATATTTATATATAATCATATACCTCCACAAATCGCCACGCATTACGCCTACTGGTACAGAATTAAATATATCTAGCCAATCCTGTCCGTATTCTTTTAATATAAATTCTCTACATTGATTATCGTCCATATATTTATATTCGTAATCTGGATTTAGGGATTTCCAGGTATCTACAGACTCAATCATGTATGGCTGTAAGCTATTATATGGATCTTTATAGGTTTGCCAAATAGTTTTTGGAATAAATTCATTATCAAACTTAGCAACAAATGTTCCTGTTACGGCAAATTCTTTGTGCTCTTTAATTCCTTTAAAAGTTTTTAAAACTCTTTCTGAATCCCAATCTTCTTCTACATGAACTTCATACGGATTTCCATTGATAGCATCTTGGTGATAATGAATAATAGGAATAGATATAATTGCGTATTTGGCATCTTTAGATATTCTATCCCAAACTTTTACTGCATCTTCTTCTGACATATGCTCTAAAATATCTCCAAGTATAACTAAATCATACTCAAAATTTTCTATATCTCTAACATCTTTATGAAATACTTTGTCATATCTATTGTATAAATTAAATTCTTTTATATATGGCTCCCAGACTTCTACAGCATGAACTTGAACATCTTCTGGCAGTGCCGCCCTAATTAAGTTAAGATATACCCCTTGCCCAGCACCAACATCTAGAATAAGTTTTGGATCTATTTCAGATATTTTTTGTTGAGCCCATGGCTTATTTTCTGGATCAGAGTATCCCATTTAGTATCTTCCTGCTTTCTTTTAATTGAAATGTTGATTCAACTTCTTCTATTATGCATATTTTACTTACATTTGGATTAATAGTATATATGTTTAATAAATTTTTTTGCCTAAACATAAACCAATCTAGTGGAAGATTAATGCCTTGGCTGGATAAACTTAGCATTCTTTTAGCTCCATTTTTATTTATTATATAGCAGGCACAAGACCAGTCTTGATATGACGAGCATATGTTTTCAGATACATTTAGCAATATATTATGTTTATAGTCCTGATCGGTTGGAGAAAATATATGTAAAGCGTCAAAATCTTCTGGACATTCTTTAATATATGTATTTATTTTTTCAAAAAAGTTATCATATATAAATATATCATCTTCCATTAAAATTAAATAATCATAGTCAGAATTAATAAAATTTTTCCATGCTAACCAATTACTGGCCCAGATACCAACTTCGCCATATCTCCAACCTTGCTCATTGTGTAGGTTATATCCATTTATATTTATATTAAAATCTGGATGGCTATCTTTAAAATTAAGATAATCATTATATGATGATATTTTTATAGTATCTGTATCTAACATTTTTATATTTTTAAGTAAATTAGAATGGGCTTTTTCAACTAATTTGTTTCTATCGTGATCTCTAGGTAAATGAAAAAGTTTATATCCTATATTCATCTTTTTTTAATTAATCCAAACTGGTCTAGATATCTCTGTATAGTCATAGGGGATACGCCACATTCGATAGCAATTTCTGTAACTGTTTTCTTTTGAACAACATATCTTCTGTATAGCCAGGGGTGGCTTTGGTATAGTTTCATATTGACATCCATCCTTCATATTCAGCATCTGGGTTATCTTCATGCCATTGCTTCATCATGTTATTTTGTTTATTCCAGTCAATGGTATGAGTTTCTAATCCACATTTCGAGCATGGACCAGGCCCTAAATCTTTATATACATGTTCACAATTCATCTTTTAGTTAACACCTCATTAGAATAATGTGCTATCCCAAACGCATCTGCCACATCAAAATCATTTAATGACAATCTATATTTTTTATTAAAGTAATCTACTGTTCTTTGTTTTCTCATATTCCTTAATTGATTCTTGTACCAAGAATCGGCGTATCCTGGATTTTTTAATCTAATTGCCGCTTTTTCTTCTTTGGTAGGATTTTTATTTCCAATGTATGCCTGCCAGGAACTTGGAGATATAGTAATAACGCTAGCGCCAGTAGACATAAGTTCGGCAATAACCACTCCATAAACATAAGATAATTTTATCACGGCATCAGCAGATCTAACAAGTATGGCGCCTTCAACAACAATATAATCTGATTTTAATTGACCTAGCATTGAATGCATTTTGTTTTTAGCATCATATATTTTTTCAAATATATCTGCTCCAACAAATTCTATCTTGCCCCATTTAATTGGATTATTATTTTCCATAAGACAAAAAGCAACTGAATTTGTAGACGCATCTATTCCCAAAACTCTATGGGCTTTAGTTTTAACTAGTTCAGCTAATTTCACTAATTATTTTCCATATCGTAAGCTTGCTTTCTTGATTTATTCTTTTTTCACAACCAGCACACACCTCTGTTTGATTATATCTGCTTAGTTTAGTTTTACATTTTTTGCAAATTCTAGGAGAACCATTTCTAATTGCTTTTTTCTCATAATATTTTTCCATAATTCTGCGGTTAGTTGCAACCCTGCAACATTCGTCTGAACAGTATTTTTGATTATGAGTTTTTGCATTAAATTGTTTATTACATTCTTCATTTGCACATTTCATATTTTAGGAACCTTATAAGACTCTATTTGAACTGTACCAGTAAGGCCTGAGTAGCATTCTTTTTTAATAGGACAATACGTGCAAGGCATCTTAGATTTTGTTGCACCCTCTGGCCTCATTGGAAGATCGCCATCTTTAAAGTTGTCCCAAACTTCACACATCCACAAAAAAGCTTCTTCAATAATTTCAGTATTTTTTTCATTCATGGATACTGGAATAACTATTAGCTCTTGAGTATTTTTGTTCTCGTATAAAAAAAATCCTTCTTTAGCATTTTTAAGTTTCATGTAAGTAAGCAATTGCAATAAATGATTAGTTGTAGACTTCATTTCTGACTGCCTTGCATCCCAAACTTCTTGCTTTGCTGTTTTAATTTCACCGATTACTATTTCTCCATCATACTCCATAATTAAATCTATGAAGCCACGAATTGGTGGATAGTCATTAACTATTTCTTCTTCTTCCGCTTTCCACTCTGGCATTGTTTTAATTAAATTTTGTAATCTTTCGTGGGCCTGAGTGCCTTGGGCCATATTTGCAACTGCAACCGCATCGTTGTCATCAATAAACATTGCTCCAGAAAAAGCCATATACCAATATCTTGGGCAAGTGCCATGTCCATATCCAAGAGAACTTGGGCTAAAAGATTTCTTTGTCATTTCGCCATCTGCACGTTTAGTATTTCGGTATGACTCATCTATTAATTTTGCAAAAAGCTCTGGGTCAAAATGTTTGCCAGTATGTTTTTTAAATTTAAGATTTTTTACTATGTCTCTACCCATTATGAATTATATCTGACTACGTATTTAAGGCTATCTACTAGTCGATCTAAAGCCTCTTTGACTGAATAGTATATATTCTTTTTGTTATTATTTTCTGTTCCAGCTTTATCTTTAAGAATTGTAGAGTAAACAGAGGCCAGCATAGCAAATTTAGTAGACATTGCTTGTAACTCTATAATAAGATTAGGCGCCTTTGCTGCAGGAACATCTGGATTCATTAATAGCTTAACAACTATTCCTAATGTTCTATCTAGATGTTCATCTTTCATAAACTCATGAAGATCATTGAACTCTGTAATTGTACTAATTAATTCTAGACTGCTTTTATCATTTGGCATTGTGCTCATTATTGTTTTTTAACTTTCTTTTTAGGATTATACTCTCCAAGATCAGCTTTTACTGTTCCATCCTTACGAAGCCTTATAATTCTACCATTTTTAATAATTGTTTTATTAAATGGTATTTTATTACTTGATCCCATTGTTATCCTCCCAAAATTGGATCAGTTCTTCTAGAACCGCCCATTCAATAATTCCAAGCCTGACCTTGGAATCCTTTCCTATAATAATTTTTAATGCTGGGTGCATATCCCTATTTACCTTAAAGGTATCTGTACAAATTTTTGCCCAATTATCTTTATTTAAATTAAATGATATCCCTGTTTCTTTATAATCAACAAGGAACTGTTTCCATTGAGCATCGCCTTTTTGATAGTCCCCTCTTCCGCTATTTTTTTGAGCTTTAGCCCCGTCACGTTTTACTTCTGCTCTTTCTGACATTAATTTAACCTATAAATATTTTCGTGACCATCTGGACAATTCCAAGTCATTGTTAAAGTAGATGCGTTCCAAAAGTATTCTTCCGAGTCTTTGTCGCATTTAGCGCAAGGCTTCTTGCCACCAAATCTTTCAAGCTCAGAGGCCATTACTTTTTCTTTTTTAAAAAACTCGTTAAGATTTGGCATTAATTGCATCCTGTAAAATTTTAACTACTTTTGGATTTTCACGAAGATATTGAACTGCTTTTGCACGTCCCTGAAATCTTTCTTTATTTACTGTATACCAAGCGCCACCTTTTTCTACAATACCACACATCTCTGCAACATCAAGAGTTTCTCCTATAAGATCTACTCCAAGTGTCTCCCCTTGATAATAAAAATCATATTGTCCAGATAAATTAGGTGGCCCAAGTTTATTATAATCCACTATCCAGTTCACTGGTCTACCAACTCTTTGCTCAATAATTTTATCCCCAACTTTTACTCCTGCTTTAATTGCGTTGGCTTCGGCTTCAGAGCTCCACAATTTAATAACAGTAGATGAAAAAAATTTAACTGCCATTCCACCTGTTGGTATGTGAGAAGCATGCATACTTCCAAATTGATTTCTTTGTTGAGATATAAGAACGAGTAAGGTATTTTTATTTGCATAGTTAAGCATTTTAACTGCATGCGTCATGTCTTTTGCCTCTGCGCCAATCTGTTTTGTATCTTGCAAATCTTTCATTTCATTTCCGTCTTTTTCAAAATATATAGCAGGCAACAGCGCCGAAATAGAATCTACCACAATCATATCAACTTCTGCTTCCATTAATTTTGCTGCAACGTCTACCATATCATTAACAGTTTTTGCTGGAGAGTAAATTAATTTAGAAGAATCAACTCCTAATTTTTCTGCCCATTCTGGAGAATAGGAATGCTCTGCATCAATCCATGCACAAGTTTTTCCTTCTTTTTGAGCCAATGCTATCATTTGTAAACAAAAAGATGACTTGCCTGCAGATTTATTTCCCCACACTAATACTTGTCTACCGTAACCTAGCCCACCCTGTAGAGCCAAATTTAATCCAATGCTTGGAGTTTTCTGTTTATGTATCTGTACATCTACCGCTGATTGAACTCTTTGTCTTGTTTTTGGATCTAGTTTTGCCAATATGTCATCTATTAAAATTGTCATTTTACTCTTTCTTTTACCCTAGTATAGCATTAAAATAAATTGCCGTGAAGCCTTGGCCTATCTTTATTTTTATTAATTTTAGCCTCTAAAACTTCATCAAGGCTGTGCAGTACATGCTCTTCGTTACGCATTGCTGCATAAACATCTAGAAGTCTGATAATTACATCTGCCATTTCTTCTACAATTTTTTCTGACCCATGTCTTTTTCTTATAGCTTCTAAAATTTCAGTTACTTCTGAATGAACTAAGGCTAGTTTATTTCCTACTTTATCGCTTGTATATTCTCCATCCCAAAATCCCTTTTCTTTTGCAGATTCATGCAGAACTGCAGATAAAGCATCCAAGCCATACTCTGTTACTATATCAAACGACTTCATTCGTCTCCCTTAGGCTAAATGTAAATGAAGGCCCATCTTCATCATAATCAATAATTAATTCTTTATTAGATGAACCTGCATCTAAAAACCTTAAAGTCGGCACAGTTATTTTTTTATGCTCTTCTAAAATTGCAACTAATACTTGATTCATACTAATTGATGCTACTAAACCTTCTATGTTATCTGTCATTTTATTTCCTTAACCATAAGGGTTCCATCATCTAATTTAGATAATGTAATTTTACATTTCATTCCTTCTCTTAATTTTGCTAGAGCCATTTTATACATTGTTGGGAATGCAATAGCTCTAGTCAACTCTTTATTTTTATTAGTAAATACTAGGTGGGCCATCATTTTGCCAGCTTTTGTTTTATATGGAGTATGGTTTAAAACCATATATTCATCATCTGCTATGTCATATTCTTTTCTATATAAATAATCTACAAACAAATCAGAACCACTAGGATCTATGTCTGAAACCTTTATATATCTTGCAATTCTATTGTCTCCCACAAGAATAAAATACATTTGGTTAGTTTCAATTTGTGTTTGTTCATGATGAAATAAACCTATTGAGCCAGTCTCATCTACTAACTCTACCCTTGCCCAACCAGTTCCACGTTTAATATTTTTAACCATACCAAACATAACAAAAGATCCTAGATCATCAAAATCTTGTATAGGTCTTGCCTGAGCTTTAATTCTTGGTGGTAAGTCTAAATTAAATGTAGGTATACCTAAGAACTCGTAGTAGTTGTCTTTTTCTTTACCGCTTCTCTCATTGTCATCGAAAGCAGCACCGCCAATAGCATTAAGAGCAGATACAGCCCTACTGTTAATACCACTACCTTTCGTAGAGGCTTTTTGTATGAAATCGGAATAAGTGGCATATGGCCTTCTTTCTATAATTTTATTTGCAATACTATCTGATATAAATTTTATTTCTGCTAATCCAAATCTAATTGCATCTCCCTGTAAAGAAAAGTATAAACTAGATTCATTAATATGTGGAAGTAATACTTTTAATCCTAGTCGCTTAGCCTCAATTAAGTATTCAGTTCTCGCATCTTTATCATTTTCATTCTTAAGAATTGAAAACATGAATTCAAGAGGGTAATAATTTTTAAGCCAAGCCGTATAATAACTAAGCATGGAATAAGCAACAGCGTGAGAACGATTAAAAGAGTAGCCAGCATGAGCTTCGAAATTGTTCCATAACGTTTTGGCTTTTTTCTCAGAAATGTGTTCTGAAGCCCCAGCAATAAATTTATCTTTGAATTGGTCAAATTCTTTTGCATCTTTCTTCTTTCCAATAATTTTTCTTACTTTGTCGGCTTCTGACCAAGACATCCCACCTAAGTGTACACATGCTTGCATGACCTGCTCTTGATATATAATAACACCATATGTGTTCTCGGTAAAAGGTCTCATTTTTGCGTGAGTATAGTCAACGGCTTCTTTGCCCTGTTTTCTATTAATATAAGAAGCTCCAACAGTATTCATTGCTCCAGGTCTTACAAGAGCATTTGAGGCAACTAAGTCTTCAAATTTATCTACGCCCATTTTAATTAAAAGATTGGTATACGGAGTTGCTTCCGCTTGGAATACACCTTTTGTATATCCCTCACTTAAAACCTTATATACTGCTGGATCATCAAAAGTTAAAGATGATAGGTACACATCTTTTCCAGATCTATCTTTTATTGATTTTAATGTATCTGAAATAACTGAAAGAGTTTTTAGTCCTAATGCGTCTAATTTAATTAATCCTATATCAGCAACCGTATCCATATCATACGCAACAACTGGAATTCTTCCTGAAACTTTATCTTGAGCATCTTCTCTAGATTCAATTGGGGCGTAGTTTCTAATATCGTCTTTTGCAACAACTACTCCCGCTGCATGTACGCCAACGCTTCTAATTTTTCCACGAAGTCTTTCTGCTAACCAAACTACCTCTGGATATTTTATTCTAAATTCTTTTGTATTTGGAGACTCAACAAAATCTTCAAATGTATCGACTGATTTTAAGGCACGATTAACTTCTTGAAGGGGAATCATAAATACACGAGAGGCATCTCGCACAACACCTTTATCTTTAAAATAAGTATATGTTGAAATAGATGCCACATTTTTAAATTTCTTTTTTAAATATTCTTTAACCTCTTTACGGCGACGATCTTCAAAGTCTGTATCAATATCTGGAAAGTCATTACGCTCAGGGTTAATAAATCTAAAAAACAAAAGGTTATATTCAATTGGATCTACATCAGTTATTCCAAGGGAGTAGCAAACCAAAGATCCTGCAGCCGAACCACGGCCTGGACCCACCATAATATTATTATCTTTTGCCCAATTTACCATATCTGCTACAACCAAAAAGTAGGAGGCAAAGCTTTTATCTTTAATTATTTCTAATTCTTCAACCAGTCTTTGTTCATATAGGTCATTCCCCATCCATGAAGAGGTCAGGTGTAGTCTTTCTAGGCCTTCAAAGGCCATCTGGGACAGTTTTTCGTCGGCATTGGTCTTGGGTACTGGGAGAAGGTCTAGACCCCTGTTAAAATCGTATTCTCCAATTTTTTCGGCTATCTCCATAGTATTCTCATAAATGTCTGTTCTCATAATGCCAGTCTTATTAAAATCATTTTGGATT